CCCCGTGTTTTTGGATGAACGCGTAAACTTGTGCACTCTTATACTTCACATCATGCTTGTCCCACCGTAGTGGCACACCTTGGGTGGATCGCAGCACCATAAGAGCAAAAGCAGTCAATATGGGGCAATTAGGCATCTCATAGAGCAAGCTGAAGGCTTTGCTTCGTAAGAGGCCCTTGCAAACCACATCTCCGCCATGTCTACAGTCACTAAACGACCAACCAAACCCAGCCAAAACCTCCCTTGGCTCCCGAACATTTTGACCGTCCGGCCCGAAATTAAGGCTACAGAACCCACATCTTCCCAGGTCTGTTTCCATTTCAAGCTTTACATTAAATCCCAACTCTTTAAACCAAGCGGCATCCACCATACCACTAACCTGGAAAATGCCATCATCACCTTCGACAAAACCACGGCCCATCAAATTATGAGTGCGAAGCACAAACTTCATCAAAACATAGTTTGTCCAGCCGTTGCCAAGAGATGTACACATTTCACCAGAGTACCGCATTGGTTCTGTTCGCAGTTTTAGCTTGCCTTTATATACCGACCAAACAGATTTGGTCATAACATAATGGACTATATCATACCACACATGACCATATGGCAGATTACGTGTCATATAGTAATATAATGGCATTTCAATACATTCCATGAGTTCACGAGTGGTGTGAGCCTCAAAAGCGCTGTGATCTGTCTGAACATAAAAAGAGCCAGGCCGCTGAATCGAGTCACATATAACTTGTGTGCGTTGTGGAACAGGCACATATTTTATAAATGGACTAAATCCAAATTCACGATCAACACTAGAAAAAACGGCATGTTCTATCTGTTTAAATATCGGACCAGAAAACACTTTAAACCAGTTCTTCCTCGCATTAATACTACGGCCAAACTTCAACTGATCACGGTCTTGCTGACCGAGTGTAGAAACAAATTCATTAAAGTCACCTGGCAGTCGTTCACGTTTCTTAAACGAATTCACATTACAGTCCTTGGGTGTTATGTGTTTGAACTGTTGCAGAAAATCACGAACCATTTGTTCTATTTCTACCTGTGAATAAGAACTCTCCTGCCACCAATGATACACAGAAGTATCTGCATAGTTAGCCAGAGGACGCACAAGCGCACGCATCAGTAGCTCATTGAAGTGCTTGAGACGTTTCCTCATAGACAGGTCCGTCTCAATGGCACGCCGTGCGTAACGTTGCCTTGCACTCAAAAGCATATCACGTGCAATTGTACCGTTCTCAGCTGGACAGATACACTCATATGAAAACCCAATGTCTCTCCTTTGTAGCTCAGCACTGACTAGGACGTCATTGGGACAAAATAATATTTCAGGGCCGTCTTCACAACGGCGACAATATGGAAAATGATGTACTTCACATCTTCTTTTATGGGAATGCCTTTTAAAAGTTGTTTGATAGGAGTTCCTGCCCAAACTTGGGCATACCCATCACAGTACCTTGCTGAGTAGGTTCTGCGTGGAGCACAAGCGGGCCTTTCTGAAAAATCTTCATTGAAAAACACTGCAAAGATGACTCTATATACCGGAAAGTGTATTTGACCGTCAACCAAAGCACATCACGATGGTAATAGCCAATATTGATACTTGACAATCTGTGAGCATATGCCATCATTTGCACCTCCAAATTATCGGTCAAAAGACCATCATTGAAGGCATGTTCCAACTCATGGAACAAAACAGCTGAGATGACAACTTCATGTGCAGCAACAGTATAAGACTTGGAAAGTTCTGTTACCACCACACATGCCACAAAAGAGGTATACATCACCAATGTAATGTAAGGAATTGAAATAAAGCGGTGTATCACATGTAACACAATAAACCCAAACA